AGTAGAAGGATATTATCACAATCGTTCAACAAGGATTTAATAAATGACCAGAGAAAATTACGTTAGACCCGCTATACTAAAAGATGCTTTAGAGTTAGCACCTAGAATACGTAAAGATGACAGAGCAGAAATATTAGCTTCTGATAATATATCACCGTTAAAAGCTTTAGTAATACCTTTTACTGAGCCTAATGGTAAAATTTATAGTATTATTGGTACACAGTCTGAAGGTGTTATAGGTATGTTTGGTGTTTCTAAATGTGCTGAGCCTGACTATGGTGTAGCATGGATGTTGTCTAGTGAAACATTGTTTAAACATACAAAACAATTTATTAAAGAGTGTCCACACTGGATAGATGAAATGGGTAAAGGTTATAAATATCTTTATAACTTTGTAGACAAAAGAAATTGGAAGTCACTTAAATGGCTTCAGTATTTAGGTTTTGAACCAAAACAAGAAATCGGTGATTATGGTTTTGGTAAAATGCCATTTTTATTAATGATGAAGGAGACAAATAATTAACTATGTGTTCAATACAAGCAGCCGTTGCCGGATTAAACATTGCTACCTCTATTCAAGAGTATCGTAGCAAGAAAGCATTAGCAAAAACACAAAGAGCTGTAAATGAAAGAACTCGTGAAAATTCTGATAAAGCGTATCTTTATGATATACAAAGAATTGATAATGAAAGAGTTGCTGCTAACAGAGAAAAAGTTATGGAAGAGTTTAGGCAATCTCAAGAAAGTATTAAAAAACAATCTCAAGCATTAAATTTAAATGCAGGAAACAGTGATAAAATTATACAAGATATTGCAGGAACATATGATATGCAATTTTTAGATGTCGCAAGAGATTATGAAACTGACATGGTAAGGTTATTAGGAAAAGAACAAGAAGCTTATGCAGCACAGGAAAGAAGATACAACAGCATTGCACCAGTTGTAGAGCCAAGTAGAACAGGCTTATTATTAAACATTGGTGTTAATGCAGCTAAAGGGTATCAAGCACACACGGCTGCAACAGAAGGTGCTTTATCAAATACTGATGACATAAATAAACTTTCAGCAATTAGAACAGCAACAGAGGGGTCAAGTTAATGGCGTATAAATCAAGAGTATCACAAAATCAATATTTTGGAGCAACATTTGCAGGACAACAAAGTACTGCAAGAGGCACTGACACAACAGATTTAATAAATACTTTAAAAGAAATTAGTCCAGACTTAGATAAAATTGCAACTACTTATGTGGAAGACAAACGGAATAAAGCTAAAACAACTATTGAAGGGTTATTAGTTAATAAAGATATAAATACAGTTAGAGCTGAAATATTAGAAGGAAAACACCCTGAATTATCAAATCAATATGTTCAAAAAACTGTTAATTTTCATACAGGTAAACACCAAGCTGCTGCAACAATTGCAGAAATTGAAAAAAATAAAAATGAATACAATTTTAAAAATGGTGATAATTTATCAGGATTTTACAAAAAGTTTTTACCTGATTTTAATGGTAAAGATGGTTCCTATGCTTTAGGTTTTGCTTCTGTATTTAATGAATATAAAGCTGATGAAGCTTTAAAAGATGGTGCAAACAGAGCAGCGTGGGCTCAAGAACAAAAAATTACACAAGGTGTAAGTATTGTTTTGGCATCTCCTTCAGAAGGAAGAATGGAAAAGTTAAATGCATTGTCTTTAGACATGCCACCAAAAGAAGGAGAAACTAAAAAAACCAGTCTTTTTGTAAATGAAGAGCTTAATGATGTTTTATTACAAGCTGCTAACACACTTTATGACCGAGCTACTACACCTGAAGAAATTGATGAAGCTTTACTGCTTTTAACATCTCCTAGAAAAAAAGATGAAAATGGTAAAGTAATTATAAAATCTTTAGCTAGTACTAATAGAGCTGATGTAGCTTCGTTAGAAGGTAAATTACAATTAAGAAGAATTGCTTTAGAAAATCAAAGAAGAGCTGATATTGAATTTCAAACTAACGAAAAAAAGAAAGATATTTGGTTAAGAGCAAATCAAAAAGATGAAATGGGAAATAAACCTACTATAGCTGAATTACAAAAACTATCAGAAGAATACTTAGAGGCTGACCCGTCAGATGTAAAAGGTTATCAAAATTTTGTTGCATGGTATAGCACTCCAGAAAAAGATAAAGTTGTTGCTGACCCTAAAGTTACCGCTCAATTTAAACTTAGTATTGCTAGAGGTGAGTTTGAAAGTGCTAATGAAATGTTAGAAGCATATTCAGAATTAAACATTGCCGGTGACCCTAGTGAGTGGTTATCTAAATGGCAACAACAAGCTAATTTACCTTCTGGCAAAGCTATTTTTGATAGTGATACTAATTATGTTTCACAAAAAAATACTTTAGAAAAATTATTAAAAGATAAATATGCTATCGTAGCACAAGAAGAAGGTGGTGTTAATCTTTATGAAACAGCATATGCAAATGCAGTTGATTGGGTAGATGAACAAATTATAGAACAAGAAGAAGCTTGGGAAATTGAAGGAAAAAAACCTACTGCAAAAGAAAGAAGACAGCTTGCTAAAGAATTAAGAAATGAAGCACTTGAATTATTTTCTCCAAGTGAAACTGGTGAAATACCAACAGAAGCTCCTTCTATTGGACAAATAAGAACATCTGACATTTCAAACGAAATGAAAGCTGAATTACAAGCAGAAGAAGAAGCCAGAAGAAATCAAGCTTTAAATACTGTTGCATATCAAATAGATACAGGAGATGGTAATTTAGTATCAACTACAGTTGGTGAAGCTATCTCTAAAATTAATTCAAATATACAAGAAGCAGGTAAACAAAAATTATCTAAAATGAGAATTGCAGGTATTATTGATGAAGAACAATTATTTGAGCAAGTTAATATACCTAAAATTACTAAATACACTAAAGAAGTTTTAGGAGATAATTTTGATGAAAACTTTTTAGCTGCCTTACCACAACAAGATTACAACAATATTGTAACCAGTATTGCAAATGCTTGGAGTTTAATTCAGCCTATTCCAGAAAATCTTTCTATAGAAGAACAGAATAAATTAGAACAACTAAATAAAGAAACATATCAAAGAATTATATCAATAATAAATAACATTGCAGGAGAACAGTAATGGCTAGTGCTGAAGGGTTTTTTCAAAGTTTAGATTTAAAAAGAGAAGACGAATTAAATAAAATTAAAATAACACCATCTTCTCCTAAAACATCTCTTAAATTTTTAAAAGATGAAGATGATGCTTTAGAGGAAATTCAAACTAAACAGTTTGCTGATACATTAAGAGATTATTATTTATTTAGAGATGGTGATACAGAGTATACTGTAAGAGGTGTTAAAAAATTTAATGAAATGTCTCATGCAGATTTATTAGAATATTTTTACCAAGATAGGTCATGGGCTAATAATAACACTGGTTCAATGACTAAAGATTTATACAATGCAGTAACAGGTGATGCAAAAAGAAAAGAACAATTAGCTTATATTCAAAATACATATAATAAACTTCCTTCTTTTTGGAATGACCCTAATAGAAGTTTTGGTGATTGGTTATTTGATAATGGGGGTGCTATGATAGCTGACCCTGTTAATTTAATTTCTTTTGGTATTGGTGGACAAGCAGCTAAAGTCGCTTATAAACAAACTTTAAAAGAAGCTTTAAAAGATAAAGTTGCAAAAACTGTTACTAATGAGACTATTATACAAGCAGGTAAAGAAGCTACACAACAAGCTTTAGGAAAAGCTGTTATTAAAGGTGCTATAACAGAAGGTAAAATTGCAGCCGGAGTTGCACTAGCTCAAGATGCTATGTTACAAACAACAGCAATTAAAACAGGTTTACAAGAAGATTTTAGCAAAGCAAGGTTAGCTGTTGCTACTGGTGCGGGCTTTGGTTTTGGAACAGTTTTTGGCGGAGCGTTTTCATATGGTGGATTTAGACTGGGTGAAAGACAAATTAAAAATAGAGCAATTAAACAATTAAAAGATTTACAAGATTATGGTAGAGGAGAGATAACAGGTAAAAGACTTTTTGCTGATTTGTATGTTCCTAAAAAAGAAAAACAATTATATAAAAATTTAAAAGCAGAAGAAATTGAAAAAATTGATTTTAATAGCAGATTAGTTGGTAATAATATAGATGAAAAAATAACTAATTTAAGAAAAACAATAGGCTCTGGAAGACCGCCTGAAGAAGAAATAAATTTATATAAATATCCAAAACAAGTTAGAGTATATTTAAAAAACTTAGCAGATGAAAAAGTTAGAACAGGTGAAATATTTGATAATGTAGTTACAGAAAATTATGCAAGAGAACAAGCTAAAATTATTGGTTTAGACCCAGATGCTGTTGTAGAATTAGGTAAATCAAGAGTAAAAAATGATAAACTTTTATATGCTGAAATTTTAGCACACGGTGATTTACTTGCAAAACAAGGTGATGATATTGTAAAACTTGCTAATGATTTACATAAAGTAGATATAACACCTGAAGAAAAAACAGCTTTATTAACTGAATTAAATAATAGAAATAAAGTTGCAGGTCAAATTCTTGTTAATCAAAGAGAGATGACAAGAAACATAGCAAGAGCTCAAAGATTTCAACAACTTAACAAAGACCCTATTAGAGCTGCTGAATTAAAAATTAATCCAGAAGACCCAGAAATGGCAGTTTTAAAAGAAGGAAATCCAGAAGAATTTTATAAAGCAATTGCAAAATTAGATGATACTGACCAAGTTATTATGGCTTTACAAAACGCGCGTAAAGTTAATAAATGGGATTTAGCTTCAGAGTTTGTTAACAATAACTTGTTGTCTTCTCCTGATACACATGCAATTAACTTTATTTCAGCATTAGTGCAAACACATTGGAAACCTGCAACTATGCTAGTTAGAGCAGCTTTTCTTACACCTCAAGACAGTAAAAGAGCAAATCAACTAGCTAAAGAAGCTTTTGACACTTATTTACAACAATTTATTTACACTAAAGATGCTTTAGTAGCTGCCGGTAAAAGTTTTAAAGCAGGTAGAAGTATACTTGATAGTAAACAAATGAAATATGATAACAACATACGTCAAGGTCAATTACAAAAATATATTGAAGCAGTTGGTAAATTAATGACTGAACCTTTTGGTAATGTTGGGGGTGCCGTTCAAAGATATATTGTTAAACCTACTGGTTATTTAACTACGCTTCCTATGCGTGTTTTAAGTGCTACAGATGAATTTATGAAAGTAATGACATACAAAGCACGTATGGCTTCTCAAATAAATACTCAAATTAGAGCAGAAACAGGAGCGGGATTTACAGACACATTATTTAATCGTTCTAAGTACAAAGAAAGATTTAAACAAATAGAAGCTGAGTACACTACAAAAAACGGTGCTGCTATGGAAACAGCAGATATGGCAACTAATATTTCTAGTGTTAACAGATTACAAGTAAACGACCCTTTACAATACGCTAGAGAAATAACTTTTACTCAATCTGCATATTCATTAAATCCTGAAACTAAAAAATTAGAAGGTGGTGTTACTGGTGGTGTTTTAGCTTTTACTAATAAACATAAATGGACTAGAGCATTAGGATTGCACTTTATTAATACACCTTCAAATTTAATTAAATGGAATTTTGAACAATTACCTATTGCAAGAAAATTAATTGTAAGTACTAGACATGCTTTGAAAAAAGGTAAAGATGGTAAATATATTAACCCAGAAGCGGCGGCTGAGGCAAACGCTAGAACAGCTATGGGAATGTTATTGTGGAGTTCTGCGTTCTTAGCAGTATCAGCAGGAAAAATAACTGGTGGTGGTTCAAGAGAATATAGAAAAAATCTTGAGAGAGAAAAAAATACAGGTTGGCAGCCATATTCATATAAAACAGATGATGGAAGATATGTTAAATTAAACAGGCTTGACCCTATAATGATGCCATTTTTTGTTATGGCAGACGTAATGGATGCTCTCGGTAAATTTACAGCATACAATGATGACCTTCCTTCAGAAACAGAAAAAGATTTTACTGAATTAAGTATGGGTGTATTAACAGCATTACAAAGAAATTTAACTTCTAAATTTTATACTAAAAATATTATTGAAACAGCTAATTTCTTTTTAAGTGATGATTTTGTTTCTACAAGAGCTCCAGATAGAGTTGGTTCATCTGTCTTAGCTAGAGGTATTTATAAAATAACACCTTTATCAGGTGCTTTAAGATATGCAAGTAGAGTTGAAGAAGATGCTCAAAAAGAATTATTTACACTATCGGATAGACTATTACAATTAAATCCTTTGGCTAATAAAGATGGTATTATGCCTAATCGTAATATGTTTGGAGAAATTATTGATAGAAAACAAGGGTGGTTATTTGGTTTAAATGGTAAATCTGGCATATGGTCTTCACCTTTTGCAATGACTAAAACTAAAAATAAAGTTGTACAGGCATTTTATGAAAACCGAGAGTTTAATTATTTACCGCCTGAAAAAGTAGATAGAAAATCTAAAATAGATTTAAGAACAATAAGAGCTTCTAATGGTCAAACTGCATATGATAGATGGAGAGAGCTAACAGGACAAGTAACACTTACTTATAAAGGTAAAAAATTAACAGTAAAACAGTTGGTAGAAAATCTTATTACTGACCCAAATAGTTCTTTGTACAAAATACCTGATGGATTGGTAGCAGGAAAAGATTATAGACAAGCTATGATTTTAAAATATGTGCATAAATTTGAAGCTAAAGCTAAAAAACAATTATTAAAAGAATTTCCTGAAATAAATGCTACTGTTTTAGAACGTAAGAAATTTAAAATTAAAAAGTTTAAAAAGGCTAAAAAATCCTTTTTAGAACAATAATTATATAAAGTACCCCTTTTAGAAGAGATAAAACACAAATATGGCAAATTCATTCGTAAGATACACCGGAAACGGTACAACTACTACATACGCTATTCCTTTTAGTTACCGTAGTACAGATGATTTATCTGCTACAGTAGCGGGTGTTAGTGTTACAGCATATACTTTAGATGCCGCAGGTACTAATCTTACATT